GACAGTCTTCGCATGGTTGATGCATGAGAGTTTCTTTCGTGAAATGAATCAATCTTTTCTTTATTTGTCATAATAACACCTCATAAGTTTTGTTTTTCAATTGTATGATCTATTATAAACCAAAAGAAAAAGGTTGTCAACAAATAAATGAAGACAACCTTATTTTATCACTTTTTTGTGATTTTATTTTTGATTAACTGAATTTCTATAAGTTGTTACAGTTTGTCCGACATATGTAGAAAAATTATTCATTCCTTGTTGATTTTTATTAAAGCCGAAGCATTTATCTTGACTGAAACCATACATATTACCGTCAGCAAAAGCGTCAATATCAGCACCAATGAATGAGATATCCCATCCCATTTCTTCTTTTTCAGTAACAAGTCTTCTAATTGTACGAGTATTATAAATCTGACTACAATTTTCTTGACCATCGGTTTGAATCAACATAACAACATTCTCGGCTCCCTCACCTTTTGCAAAAGCCATGCCGATAGCATCATTTAAAGCAGTTGATCCGCCCGGTGCAACATCATGATATTCAAGTTCTGGAACTTCATCAAGATCTACAAGATTAATTGGAACTGTAACATTTTGATTAAATGTTATCAATGTCAATCTAGCATTTCCTTCAAGTTTTCTTTGTTCTTTGATGAACATATTAAAGGCTTGGACCATTTCTTCTTGAATATTAGACATTGAACCAGATTTGTCTAAAACAGCAATAATATCTACAATTTTATTCTTTTGTGCTTTTCTTATATTCTTTTTCATTACTTTTCACTCCTGTTTTAATTTCATCAGTTGATCCGAAACCTCCTATTCTATTTGAGGTCAAATGATGTTTTTCAAGATCTTCTTCAGTACAATACTTGAATGAGATACATTTCATCAAATTCGGAACCAATTCTGCTTGACAAACAGATTCGCCATCAAATATTTGCACCCTAGATTTGGAAACATTGTGAAGTAAAATAAAAACTTCATCAGTATAATCCGAGTCAACTGTTCCGGGAGTATTTACAAGTGTTACTCCACGTTTCAACGATAGACCCGATCTGGGTAGAATTTTTAATTGAAAATCATGAGGAATGAGCATTCTCCAACCGGTAGGAATCATTGCTCTATCACCAGGAAGAAGCCAAACAAATTTTCTTCCGTCTGATTCAACCGAAACTTTCTCATCAATTTTATCATTAACATCATTATATATAGTAACAGTTTTCGTATGAAGACATGCGTCTATATCAAAACATGCACTTTCTTTGGTTTTCACCATAGGTTCATTTCTTTTTTGATCACTACCAGTACAATCAAAAAGTTTTATAAATTTGAGCAAAATTTTCCTCCTAGTTTTTATTTCCGATTACATATTTTGGTATCAATTCCCATTCTGCTTTATCTTTATGTGAAAGAATCTTCACATCTATTTTATCAAGAGTGGATTCATCAATAGTAGATGGATCTACTACATCCAAAAGACCCCATTTTTTCAAAAATGAAACAATTTTATTTCTTCGGCGCATGTCATCTTGAGAAAAATTAACACTTCTTCCATCTAAAAGAAACAACTCTTTAAAATGTACAATGTAATATTTCCCTCTTTTATGAAGAATGTGACAACTCTGGAACAGTTTCTTACTAGTAGAACTTCTGATTCCAATTCTTGTTAAAGTTTCTTTAATTTTCAAAAAATCATCCTCTGATTTCAAATTTACTTCAACGGCTTGTGCAAGCCACTCATCAAGGGACATTCTAATATTTTCCATTTTTATCACCATTAATTTTTTATAAATTCATCTTTTGTATTATAAATCTTTCTTAATTCTTCCATTTGTTTCTCTGATATTAAATTACAAATCTCGCGAGCCTTTCTATAATTGTAATTATACACCTCCATTAAAAATAAAATTTTACCGTCTTTTTCCATCTTAGGCCATTTTGAATATCTTTTGCCCTTTCTAATCAGGTTATGAAGAAACATAAAATGAAGTTTCTTCGGAACACTAGAAAAAGAATTAGCTTCATTTGCTATTACAGCGGCATTTCCGTTAAACAAAGAGAAAAATCTATTCACTATAAAAGGAACATATGTTTTTTCAAAATGTTCATCAAACTCCGGTATTTCCTTTGTTGTACTGATCATTTTTATATAATCAAACAACTGAGGTGCTTGATCACTCATACTACTTCCTCTATTATAACATCTGTGGTACTAAATGTAAACATAAATTCTGAAAGAGATATATCCTCGATATATCTTATATTTGAATCTTTGCCATCGGTTAAAAGCGTCCATCGAATTATATCTTCATTAAAATGTAAAGAATATGTTTTGTTATTTTCTAGATTTGTGACTTTGGCGCCTCTAATCAGTGCCTCTAAAATTACACCTACTGAAAATTTTCCTTCTAACTTTTGAATTTCCATTTTAATTCCTTATTTAAAATTGCATTGTCCCATTAACTCTACAGTCAATGAAGCAAGATTTAAATCGGGATCTGCAACAAATGCATTTTTATATTGATAATCATTCAATAGTTTTATTGCTAATGCAATTGAATCCTCATCAAATACATCATTTAAAGTTTTATATAAACCAGAAAAAAGATCAGCAGGTTCCACAGCGGATTCTGTTATGAAAGTTCTTGCTGTTTTAAAATCTCTGTTTTTTAGTGCTACTACATATCCTGTTATGTCTGAATCAACATCATTCAAAATTTCAGGAGTAATTTCTCCTCTAGTAATTGATGCTCGTTGGAGCATACTAAGGATCTTTCTGAAGTTAGGAAACTGCTTTCCGACTAAAGCCGCTAGGACTTTTTTGTCATATTTTAGTCCTTCTTCATCCAAAATCTCACAACATCTTTTCATGAATTGACCGGCTACATTCGGACGATCCGCTTTTTTGATTCTGAAATGAATTACTTCTACCCTTCCTTCTCTAATTTCTTTAATAATTTTATTAGCATAATTACATGTTAAAATGAATCTGCAATTATTGCTAACACTTTCAATCACACCTCTTAAAGCCGCCTGACCGTTCGGAGAAAAATAATCAAACTCATCACCGACAAATACTTTATGTCTGTTCCTCAAAGACATTGAATTAGTAAATCTGTCAATGGAAACTCTAACTTCATCAACAGAACTATCTTTTGAACAGTTCATAAACAACATGTCCATATCTAATTCATTAACAATTGCTTTTGCTACAGTTGTTTTCCCTATGCCTGGAGGACCGGAAAAAAGCATATTAGGAACGTTATTATTCTTTACAATGTTAGTGAAAAGTTGCTTCAACTCCTCAGGTAGAATACATTGTTCAATTGTTTGTGGTCGATATTTAGTATACCACAACATACCCTCTTTTGTTTTTTCCTTTAATTTCATTTATTCACCAAAATGTGTTTGTTGTTCAAGACAAATCCAATACTGAAGATTTTTTGTTTCAAAATGACTGGCACCAGCAGAGGAAACATGAACTTTATAACTTCTCATATCAATTTTAGTGAAATATTCTATATCAAAAACTACAGAAAAATCTTCAATTGATAAATCAGCATCAAGTTTTACACTAAAGGTGTTTGAAGAAGGATCACCGACATTAGTAACTGTTGCTATAACTGTCTTCCCATCTGATGGCGTAATTAGAAGATGCTTTAAAGCCATTGTTTTAGCCGCGGTGAAAAGTTTTTGAAGATTCTCTTGTGTCATTTCAAAATTGATTTCAGATTCAGGAATATTTAAATCCGCATCATAACTTTCTACCGATTCATCGGGTGCATAAACATATAGAACTTTCTCAGAAGAGTGACCTTCATATGTAATACTACAACAACCTTTAGGAGAATTTTCAAAATCTATATCAGCATCAGGAAACATACTAATAACATTTAAAAAATTCGGTAGATCATAGATAGCAAAATCTACAGGAAAATTTTCTTCAACAACAGCAGATCCCATCATATTCTCACCTGCATCCATGGTTCTAATCACATTTCCTTTCTTGACAAAGATGGAAGGGTTGATGTGCATAAAACCTTTCAAAATTCTTAGTGTTTCTTTACTAATTTTCATACTCTGTTTCCTCATTTGTTTTTAATTGTTTAAATGTTATACTATTATTCTATTGTACTATACTAAACTTCTTATGTCAAGAACTTTTTACAACTCTTTTTGTTTATATTTTGAAAACTGATTTTCTATGTTGGCTTCTATGATTGAATCGAAATTATTTTCATTAACGTCAGGTCTATGTGATATAATGAAAGTATTAATAGATTCATTCGGAGTATCGAGAATATCTATAAAATTTGATACTCCTTCTGAATCCATTGCTGAATCTAATATCTCATCAAAGAAAAGAAGGTTAGTACTGGCGGAATTTTTCTTTTTTGCAACTTCTCTCCAAGTAAACATCAATGCTAAATCTATTCTCAATTTCTGGCCTTCAGAAAAGTTTCCGTAAGAAAAATCCTTATATCCTCTGCCTCTAATATGTTCATCAAAATTTTCATCAAAAAGAAACTTAATATTGAAATTGAATTTTTCTAAAAATTCATTAATAATTTGATTGATAAACGGAAGATAGAATTTAATGATTGCTGTTTTGGCTCCGTTGTCTTTCAATATATCCAAACCCTTTCTCATTATATTCATTTTTTTCTTCAGTTCAACAACCTTAGCATCAGTTGTTTTAACTTCTTCTTTCAATGTTTCTAATTCTTCTAAAGAAACAAATTCATATTCAGTATTATTAATTTCTTCAATATCACTTTTGAGGTATTCGATTTGTGATTGAATTTGATTGTATTTTATTTTCTTCTTATCAATTATCTTTTGTTTTTCTTTATTAGAATTTATCTTTTTATTCATTTCTTGGATAAATTCAGAACTAGCGGAAATCTTCGGAGTAGTATTAAGTACAGCCTCATTATATTCTTTACTTTTTGTTTGAAGATCTAACAACTTTTTCTCTTTATGAAAATGATCAATTTTTTGATCACACTCTGGACATATATCATTTTTTTGATAAAAGAGAATTTTTTTCTTACAAGATTTGATATTTTTATTAATAAAAGATAATAAATTATCTAACTTATTAAGTTTTTCAGTTTTTTGTGCTATGTATGTTTGATCACAATCAGGATATAATTGGTCTTTAAGTTGATCAATTTCCAAAGACAACTCTTGAATATCTTGTTCAAGAGTATTGATGGTTTCATTCTTTTCTTCTAATCTCTTTTCTTTTGAGATGGAATTTGTTGTATACTTTTCATATAAGAATGAATATTGTTTCTTAGCAAGTTCTTTGTCCTTTTCAAGTAAAAGGAGTTTTTGTTCTGCTTCCTTTAAATCCTGTTTTAAAAGTTCATTCATTCTAGAAAAAACTGATATATTGAGGATATCCTCAATAATTTCACGTTTTGTATTTGTATACATTCGCATGAATGGCACATAAGAAGATGATCCAAGTATTACTATTTGGGTAAATGTTGTATAATTGAGATTAAGTATATCCTTCTCTAAATATTTCTGATAATCTTTTATTTTTGAATCCTGAGGAACCAAAACACCGTCAATGTAAATGTCAAATACATTAGGTTTTATTCCTCTAATTATCTTATACTGAGTATACTTTATTTTAAAATCTAACTCAACCAACAATTCTCCATCATTAATATTGTTTATTAACTTTGCTTTTTTGATCTTCCTAAAAGGTTTGCCGAAAAGAGCATAAATTAATACATCAATTATAGTTGATTTTCCCTCGCCATTTTTACCAATTATAACTGTTCTCTGATGAGTATTAAACTTAAATATAGTTGGTGTATTTCCAAATGACAAGAAATTTTGAAATTTTACTTGCTGAAATTCTATCATTATTTAAACTTCCTGGGCTCTGTTATAATATTCTAGCAACAATTCCTTTGTATAACTGCGGTCTTCATCAGAAAAATCTATTTTATCAACATATTCAACTAAAAATTCCATAGTATCTTTCTGAGCCGCATCGGATTGTTCATCAACATCTTCAAAATTAACGGTTTCAATTACATTTACTGATTGAGGATCTTGTTTATTTAATGCAGAAATAAAAAGATCCAATTTATATGAGTCATAATTTCCAGAAGCATACACTTTAACAATCTTATCAGTATACAGTATATTCAATTCTGATTCATTTGTAAAGTAAATTTTTTCAAAAATCGTATCATAATTATAAAGAAATGAAATTTCACCAGTTTTCGTATCATAAATGATAACTCTTTTTGTATCACCATAATCCGTCCAAGACATCTGATATGGAGAACCTACGTATATTATGTTATCTTGACTTGATGGTAAATGAAAATGACCAGAAAAAGTTTTTTTGAATTTACTAAAAACTGTTCTTGATATTCCCGCGCGATTAACAATATCTTTATTCATACTGAAACCGGCAATATCAAAATGACCGAAGCAGATATTAGCCATAGTATCGTCTAAAAAGTCAAAACATTCTTCAGCATTTTCGGAACAAATCCATGGTATAATTGCTATATTTTCACCGTCAATTTTTAACTCTGTAGGATAATCATAAATATTAAATTCACTCCATCCGAGAAGTTCTCTAGGCGCATTTATTGCTAAAGAATTTTTATTGTAAGAGTCATGATTGCCAACTATAACATGAACATTGAATGGAGCATTCAAAAATCTTTGTACAAAAAATTCGCCTGTCTTTTTAAGAGTTTTAAAATTAATACTTTTTCTTACATCATACATATCTCCTAAATGAAAAAGATCAGATATACCTATTTTTACCAAATCACTGTATAATTGATCAAAATATTTTTCTTGATAATTCAGAAAAAAATTACCAGAATTAGAAACTCCAAAATGTGTATCTGCTATCAGCGCGATTTTTGACATATTATAAGAATTTTGAAAGAACTTTATTTTTCTTTTTGGGTTTATATTTCACTTTCTCTTTTACTACATGCAATTGATCATTCGTCGCTAACATCGAATGAATTTGATCAACAAAAAATTGTATATTATCATCACCTGAATCCTTAAACTGTGAAGCAATTAAATCATTAACAGATTTTGTATCCGATAAAAACATTTCTTTTCTTGTTACATGTTTCTTTTCAAGAATAATGCGTCTTCTAAAGGCATTGAAAGCAACTTGTGTAAAATAACCGAATGCATTTTTAGATTTCTCTGGATCAAAGTTTAAACATGCTTTAATACAATTTTCTATTCCATCAGCAACCATTTCATCTTTATAAGAGTAACCAGAGAAATTCCCTTTATTAGAAAGATTCTTGCAAATTTGCAAGATACAAACTCCTATATAGTCTCCGTGTTCAAACTCGTTTAATGTTATTGTGTCATCTTGTTTTCTTAAAGCAATAAACTCTGATAGTAAATTTGTGAATTTTTTATTATTAACATAGTGGGTGTTTCTCATTTAAGGGGCCTCTCGTAAACTTTTAAATCAAACTTCTGTTTTTTATAGATTTTGAATCTGTCCCAAAAATGTCTAATAACATAGTTAGGAAACTTTCTTTTAGGAGTAATGTGTGTAATATCGTCTACTATATCATATAATGTAACTTTCTTCTTTCCTTTGTTTAATCTCAATCCCCTCCCTATAGATTGTAAAATTTTTATCTCTGATTTCATCGGAGAAGCAATAATAATATTTTCTATATTCTTGACATTGATTCCAGTAGAAAATACTCCATATGATGCTACTACAACCACATCATTACGTTTCTCCATTATGTTGACTATTTTTTCTCTTTCTTTAACATCTATATTCCCATGTATATAGTATACACTCTTTTGAGAATTTGTCAACAACTCTTTATGAATAATATGGCCATGTTTCTCTACATACTGAAATAAAACTAAAGTATTTCCTTTGGTTACTTCACAAAGTTGAATCAAAAACTTCATTCTTTCTTTATGAGAACAAATGAAATTCATTTCATCCGCATACGCATTTCCCTTTCTTTTTTTACCGTCAACTGTTTGAGACTTTTCTTTTTTTGCGGCCACTGTTAAAGATCTAAGTTTTTTAACATCATCTTTGTTATACTTCAATACAACACACTTTATTTTAAGAGGAGTGACATAACCTCCGTCCATAAGTTGTTTTGTACTTACTAGATTTCTTTCAGGACCTAACAATCCAAGAATTGTAAGTTTGTGGCATTTTGTTTCTTGAAGTGTACCGGTAAAACCATGGCGAACAAAAGCATTAGAGCAATTCTGACCGATTTTTTGTAATTGATTTGCCGCGGCAAGATGACATTCATCAACCATGAGAACATCAAATTTTTTGAAATAACTTGCTGGCAATTTCTGCATTGATTGCCAGGTAGTGATAGTTACCAATTTATCAGAATTCTTTTCTTGACCAGAATAAATTTTATGACAAAATTTGGAAACATTCCAATCAATTTCTGAAGAATAATCACCGAAATCTTCAAATAACTGTGTAACTAACTGAACATTAGGTACCACAATTATTATCTTCTTATTAGACTGAAGATGCCATCTAACAAGTGAATATATAATCAGTGATTTCCCTGATGAGGTGGGAGATACTACTGTAGATACTGGTGATTTTAAACAAGTGAATACTGTTTTCTCTTGATAATCATAAGGGGTGATCTTATTACCTTTGCTATGAACATTTAAAGAATTCATGAATGTTTTGTATTCATCAAAAGTAACATTTTCTGAGGGGAGAATTTCATCGAATTCTTTTATTGTATATTCCCTTTCTTCAGCAAATTTCTTCAGAATTTCATAAAGACCAATATATAATGTCTGATCTATTAACTTAAAAAGTCTAATCTTTCCATCCCACATATTGTTTCTAACACGTGGTGAAAATTTAGCACCAGGGACTTCAAATGTAAAAAATTCAGATATCTCCCGTAGTATTCCATTGTCTTTTGCACCAATTTGGATATATACTGCATTCACTTTAGTAACAAAAATATCTTCCAAAAAAATCTCTCCTTTAAATTAATTAACACAGCACTTGACTAATCAAATGTCAGATTTCTCCATTTAGAAATTTTAGTGCTTTTAGAGCATTATTAATGTGAAAACTTCTTCTATTACATTCATCTAATGCTTGTTTGATTCTATCAATCTCGGAATTAGCAAAATGAATTTTCATATCAATTTTATTCATTTCTTCATCTGCTTCAAGAAAAATAGAAAGATCACCTTTTAAAACTCTGTGTCCGAATGTTCCTCTTTTTTCATATACTTCATCAGGTGCTTTTCCGGAATAATATAACCAGTTTTGTTTGTGAATCTTTTTCTTTTCAAATTCTAATGCTACTATTCTATCCTTTGCTTCATACAATTTTCTTAACCACTTATTTTGAATAAGTGGTGTTCTTACTGATTCGCCCACAAGATCTGTTCTATCAATTTTCAGATCTTCCTCTGCCTCTTTATGTAATTGCTCTAATCTTTTATGAGTCATTAATGTCTATTTCTATGCTGTAAAAGTGTCGTCAGATTTAAAAGTATATAATGTATAAGCAAATGATGCGGTTGCTGTGGGATGCTCAATTTGAGTATTAGCAGAATTGAATAATATTCCCGAAAGTGCTACAGGAAAACAACCATAAAAAGTTATAGTTTCTTTTATGTTAAATTTATTAGAAGTTATATTCAAAGATATATCAGATTCTCGGGTATATGGAGATTTTTGTTCTACAAGATTCTTATATTGCATAGTACTTCTTGGTGCACCAAGATACATTATCCACTTCCACACCTCTAAATAATTTCTCAGATCTTCATCAACTAGAAATTCAATATTAAGATTATCAAAATCTATTTTATCACCCGGCACCCTCTGATCAACAACTGGAGTAGGACGAATGGCTAATCCTAACTGCACCCCAGGAAGTTCAAATGTTTGTGACATATAAGAAACATACGGCATATTTAATATTTCAAAATGAAAATTGTTATCCGCTAAAATATTAATATTGTCTTGTTCAGTACGCATTGTTTACCTCTGTTAAAGTATATTGATGTTTCATTCTTTATTAATTATAACAGTAAAAAAATCAAAAGTCAATACTTTTTTGGATTATTTGATACAAATAGAAAAAGGGTGATACCCGAAAGTACCACCCTTAAGGAGGAGAGATTCATAATAACACTACATTGTGGATTATTAACCCAGATTTGTCACCTTAAAGATTCTGAAGTAAGGATTAGAACTTACAGCATCGGAAACAAATGGATGATTTTTAAATCCGTAACGAGTCTTGAAACCAATTCTCGGTTGGAAACCGTCTTCTGTAGTTGCTCTGTAAAGAGTAAGCGGTACATAAGGACAGTAGAAAGCACCACAGTCATACTGATTAGCGCCTTTGAAACCTACAAGAATTGAATCAATAGTTGTATAAGGATCAATGAATACTTTAGTACGGCCGTTCAGCATACCGATATAAGTCATACCAGTAGGATCTACAAGATTAGGAGAAAGATAATCAGCGGCTCTTCCTGTATCTAAAAGACCAGTCATTGCCATAGCGGATGCAATATTAGCAGAAACCACTAAGAAGTTACCTTTACCACGACGAGTTTGAAGCGCGATTGTATTTGCTTCTTTCTCAACTTGGAACAGTAAACCTTTAAATCTTTCAACAGACCATCTACCGTTGGAGTCTACATCAAGATCATATGTACCAGCAACAGATGTTCCAGTTTGAGCGCCTGGCTTAGCAAGTACATAAGCACGCCTTACCATTTCACGGTTGATTTCAGAAAGAATTTCAGTTGACAAAATGTTAGTCATTTCATCAGCGGCATCAAGACCATGAATTGCTTTAAGATCTTGAGTTAATTCAGTTGACCATGTTGCTCTCAAACCACGGGAAGTTGCTTCAACAGAACTTTGTTCGATAGAAAATGCCATTTCATTCCAGACATTATCTGAACCAAGTTTTTCAGCGTTAGCAGTTGTCATTCCTGTACCGTAACCATAGTTGGCATCGGTAGGATCTGTTACTGTACCATCAGGTGTACCTTTACCTGCCCAGGTTGGATCTCCGTAGATAGTAGTAAGATCATCACGTGCACCAGAATGCCCAGATTTAGCCTCATCAAAGAATGCTTCAGGACCTGCTTGATCTTTATCAGTATCCACGTAACGTGAGCGAAGAGCAAAGATAAGACCAGTGGGTCCCATCATTGGCTGTACACCAAACATATCAAAAGCAATCATTTTAGGTGCATTTCTTCTGATCATAGAAATCAATACTGGATTCCAGTTTGATACACCACCAGCAACGTTTGTTGGATTTTCTTGCAACATAGCGGCTTCTTGATTTTCAAGAAGTCTCATTGTTACTTTCTTTCGGTAAGTATCTTGAATCGGGGCTTCATCTTTGTGCTCGATGATTTGTTCCCATTTTTCTGTAAGTTGTTGAACATCAACTTGACTTGTATTTACAGACATTTATTTACTCCTGTTTTATTATTAGTAATTATTTTTTGCTTAAAAATTCTGCGTATTGAGAAATATTATCATTCACCTGAATTTTTTTCTCTTCCAGATTTTCATCTTCTTTTTCTTCAGTTTTCTTGAAGTAATTTTCGATAACTATCTGGACTTTATTTGTATAAGATTCATCGCATTCGTAATCAATACTATCAATTAGAGAATTCAATTTTTCTTTTTGAGTCTCAGTCATTTCACTTGTTAATTCATTTACGATGTTTTCGGCTTTCATTTTGTCAAGTTGAATCTGAAGTTCCATATTTTCTTTTTTAACTTCATCAAGAGATGAGATTAACTGATCAATGGAATTTTCTGCTTCTTCTATCAAATCAAGTTTTTCTTCCGGAATTTCAACATAGTTGTCTTCAAAAAGAGTTTTCAGTCCACTAATAAGATTATCAGCGATTTCAACCTTAATTCCGGCTTCTACTTCAATTTTATTTTCTTCTAGCCATTCTTCGGCAACATAAGAAATATATTTATCTATATTTTCTTCTTGTGCGGAAATAAATTCTTCAACTTGCTTTGTATTTTGTTCAGCAAGTTCTTCTTTTATAACTTCAACTTTTTCAGAAACAGCGGCAGAAAAAAGAGTAGAAAGTTCTTCTTTAACTTCTTCAGCAATTTCAACCTTAGCAAAAATCTTTTCTAAGGCTTCTTTCACATCCACTTTTTTCTTGTCGTCTTTCTTGTCGTCTTTTTCATCATCATCGTCTTCATCTTCCTCATCTTCATCATCCATATCCTCTTCTTCATCTACTTTTTCATCGTCTTTCTTTTTTACTTCATCAAGTTTTTCTTCAGTCACTTCTTCAGTCACTTCTTCAGAAAGTTGATTTTTAGAAGCCTCAAGTTTTTCATCTAAAACTTTTCTTATTGTATCGACTAATCCAGCCATGTTTTACTCCTTGAAATATTATTTTATTACTATTATTTATACTTTTGAAAAATTACTACAAATTTTTTACTATTTCACTTTAAGATTTGATATAAAATCAATTAAAGATTTAGTAATAGCAATAGATTGCGCCTTTTTCAATAAATCCGCGGTTCTCTTTGACTCTTCAGTAATTTGCTTGTGATGCTTGTCACGTTCTCTCTGTAATTTCTTTTTATCTACTGTTGAAACATGACCATTCTTGATAATAAAATCAACAGATTCAAATATTCCGTTTATCCAGGCATCTGGAGCGGATGGATCAGAAACTATATCAACAGTTACAAATTTAAAATCATTTTGAACAACTTTAGAACCTCGATATGCTCCAGTACCTTCTCTTAATGATCCTAAACCTCTTGAAGAAACACCAAGTTGAACCCCGTCTTTAATTAAAGATTGTACAATCATTCCGACTGGAGTACTTAAAACTTTGGCTTTACCAATGAAATCATTTCCTTGTTCTTTTAATTCTACAATTAAATGGCTTGATCTTTCTGGATCAACAGAAGGAGACGGTGGATGATTTAATTCACCTAATGATCGTTTTTTACTTATATATTCTTCATTATATTTTTGTATTTCTCTTCTTAGAATAGAAGAAGGATATATTCTTCCATTTCTATTAGTTTTTTCAGATTGCATAAAAATGCCTTGAATATATAAATCTCCCTTTTCCTTAGATTCTAGTATAGTAAGACCAGAATCATTTTCTTGAATCTCGGAAATGAGTTTCAATGTATTCATTTTTTATTCCTGTTGTAATTTTGAATTTATAATAGCATCATACAAAGTATCTATATTGCCCTTATCTCTATTAACCATTTCTCGAATCTTCTCGCGAGTATATGGAATAGTACTTTCACAATAAAATTTGCGGATTACTCTGGATTTTTTATCATCTGAATTCATCACAGATCTATAAAAATAATCCTTTGCTTCATTAATATCAGCGCACCATTTACCAGTTCTTTCATTTTTATACAAAATGTGCTGAAAGTTATCTATAAGAACAATTTTAGTTTGCATATTATTTTTTTACAGTGTTCATTAAATTAGCGCCTATTTCTGCTCTCATTGTATTTATAGAATGTTTAACCTTGTTCATTACTGCTTGATTAAAATTCACTTCAACATTAGTAGGTTTTTTATCTACTATATTTTTAAGAACTGCCGTTACTTCAGTAGAAACTTTCATTATTCTTCCTCTTCTTCTTGTGGTTCTTCTTTAGATTCTTCTTCCCTTTCTTTTGCTAACTCTTCAATTTCTTCTTCAGTTTGAAAAAGAATATGTTTTCTTACATAATTTTTTGAAAAATAAACATTAACAAATTCACTAACCCTTTCAAGAGTTTCCATTCTCTTTTCAAGAATTTCAAGTTGTTTCATTTCATTAAAATGAGAATCATCTTCCCATACATAAAATATATTATCTACTATAGTTTCCCATTCAGATTCTTCAATGATTCTTTTTAAAACTAACTGTGTTTTAATTAATTGAGAAAATATATTATTAGCAAAATGATTTCTAAGTTTATTAATGTATTTAGAGAATTTAACTTCTTCCCTTGTAATCTCACCCTCTCTACCGAACATAAACGAACTATCTGAATCAAGTCTTCCGATCGGTACATTCAGGGCTTTATACAATTTTTCTTTAAAATATCTCAATTCTTCAGTTACATTTGCAAAAGAATTTCCAGATTCTAATGTTTCTATTTGAGTAGTTTTGCCATCTCCCCTTCTAGGAAGCCAAAAATCTTCAAGAATTGATTTTTGATGAGAAGAACTTTTGATTTTTCCAGTAACAGAATCATAAGAAAGTTTATTTTTAAACTTCCCCATTAAACCAGTAATATATGCTTCTGCTTTATTCTTTGGAAGATTGCCGGTATCAACATAAAATGCGCGTCTAGATGGTGCCCTGGCAATTCTATAAATTACCATTGCTTCTTCTACTTGACTTAGATGATTGGCAGGTTTTATTGCTTTATGAAGACGAGATATAACAAATCGTTTATCTTTGTCTAAAAGACCTGATGGACAATAAACAATAGAATCTTTAGTAAACTTTATTCCCTTAACATAATCACCATCTATGCTGAATGATGACATTGCCATGTTTTTGAATTCACCCGGAATAAATTCTTTCGGAATATATACATAATATTCATTAATATCAAAAACTTTTTCTACACCATCAGTGTCTTTCTTTTTGATATATTCACGAACTTTTTTTACACATCTTGAATCTAACTGTGTTATTTTTTGAATTCCCTTTTTAGCGGATCCTTCATTAACTTTCAAGAAAAAAGATATTCTACCATCAATATACCAATCTCTAAAATAATCATCAGCATTATAACTGAATTTCATTAACCCCAAAACATTTTCAAATTCTTCAATTATTTTTTCTTTGATGTTATCAGGAAAATCAATATTATCAAGATTCAAAGAAACTGGGAACATTTCTGATTTCGGATAAACTACTGCGTCGTTAACAATTTCTTCTATTGCTTGATCTACTTCAGGTATTAAAACTAATTCTCTATAAAGACCTATAAGTTCGGATTCATTTTTTATACTACTAAGGATTTCATCATATCCACTAGAAACAAGTCCTCCGGCTTCCGGACCACCTGTTAGATTGAACTCTGTTGCGCCGTCGTTATTAAAATCCGTAACTATCTCAGGATGTTCTTTTTTCTTTTTACCTATAGTAAGACCGAATAATTTTATTTCCATTAAATTTCCTTTCTCTCCTGTTTATTAAATAAAAAATTCACAAGGGGAAGACAACTTCCCCAAATGAATTTAATTTACTGCGCGGTCTGACTGCCAATACGTTCCAATGACAAATGTAATGGTAAATTCTTCAATAGCATCATTGTTATCAAATGCCAGATCAACTTCACCTATTTCGGTCGGCCAGATATCTTTCATTGTATATGTATAAAGAACTGATCCATCTTGTGATAATTGTTCAACCCTCGCGTCAACCATATAATCTGAAATGTTAACATAACCAGTATTATTTTGATGACCGTTGATTCGATCCATCCAGGCTTCTGCGGCACCACGAATAGCAAAATTGATATCGTTGAGAACAGTAACAGTCCAATCTTGAAATGTTCTGTTACCTGCGACTTTCAATTGTCTTCCTCTAAAAGGAACTTCTATTTGACCTATTGTTGATGGTGGAAGAGAAGATGCTTTTGCAAGAAATTCGACTCCATCTCCCAACTCTGGAATTGTTATTGAATATAGATTCGGGCGAGCACCAGATACGAAGCGTCCCTTAAATTCACTAATACTTAAAGACATTTATTTACTCCTATTTTAGTTTTTCTTCTTTTAAAAAATTTTTATAAGAAAGAATTTTTTTATTTTCTAATTTTAACATTTTTTTCAAAATGCCCGTAACATAGGGATAAAAAGTATCATCAGATTCTTTCTTTCCTTGTTCTTTTGCTTGAATCTTTGCTTTATCCCACAATTTTTCTATTTCATCAACAGATTTGTTGGTTTTATCAGCAAAAGACTTTACTATGTTATTGGGCATTCTTATCTCCTATTTAGAAATCTCCAAAAGCACCCTGTACTTCTTCAAATGTAACTCCAGTTGGAGTAGCAATGAAGTTAAGGGTGATAAAGTTGATTGATCTATTAGGTTTAATATAGATGTCACCAACAAAAGCATTGTTGTCTATCACAAAAGGAGTGTTGTTTGTCTCATCACATATTACTTTAAAGCCAGGTCCGATATTTGAATCTGGTTGGATTCCTCGGCGACCTTGTACATCGCGAAGATAAGGTTCAACAATTTGAGAAAATCTTGCTCTTGTGAAAGGATCATTGAATTCAAAAAGAGCATATTTTGCCGCTTTAGCAATTGCTTTTTCTAGTACAATGAATAGTCTTCTGACATTTATACGGTCAAATGCTGAAGGTTTAGCAAGCATTGTTTTATCACCTAACATCAAAGTACCCTCATTCTTTTCAGAAATTATAGGGTTAATACCGTTTTGGTACAACTCATCCCTTTCTGTTCTATTAGGATTCCAAGCAAGTTTAACAACATTTTTAATTTTACCGCGGTTATATCCGCCAGGAGACCACCAAGGATCACGATTCTCATCAGTTCTAGCCATAAGACCAGCAACATCAGCATTACACGGAACCCATCTGAAAGTATTGTTATATACATCAAACTGATATTTCCAGTTACAGTCCATGATACCATATGAAGATGATGTTAAAACATTTCTCAGGCCTAAAACATCAGAAAGTTCACTTGTAGGATTGTTTACAACATCATTCATATCAGGAGAAATTACAGCGACACAATCTTTTCTCCATTCTGCTATATTCTGAATTAAATATTCCATCAAAATTTGATCTGCGTCACCGGCAATCAAAAATCCTATATCAACATTTTCAGGATTCTTAAACTGATCCCAACCAGGAATTAATTCATCATTAGATACATCATTACCGTCTACACCGCCAGCAAGTTTTGCTGAATATGGTGCATCCATTAAAGAGAATGAAGTTCCTGTACCAGTGACACCATTAGCAGTTGATCCCCAGTCACCGGCAAGTTGCGGATCATAATGATCTAACCAGTGTACATAAAAAGATCTATCTCTAAGAACATTCACATAATATGCTGATGTTCCGTCGTCATATTTGGCATCAGAAGCCTTAGAAACATATTTCCAGCGTTCAAGAACTGTTCCGGCTTCACCTGTTATAGCACCAGTATCATCTAAAATGATAATGTGCATTTCATCATCTGCGCCGCCACGATCGGCAACATAATCTGAAGTTCCTGGAGCAGAAAGAAATTGATCTTTATACTTCCAAAGAGAAGCAGTTATAACGGCAGTTTCGTCGTCAATTCCGCCAGCGGATGGTGGATCAATTGTTATAGTCGGAGGAATCACATAACCGGAACCGTTATCAGTAATATTTACACCTGTAACAACATCATCAACAACAACAAGTGTACCTGTAGCAGTTGTTCCTCCAGCAGGCGGTGCAGAAAATGTAACCGCGGCTCCATTATCATCAACAGTTGTATAGCCTGATCCAGGATTCACTACAGTTACATCTGAAACAGCAGTATAACCAACTCTGTCGGCCATTTCGATTCTAATATTATTTCCCAAAGATCCAGGGTATCTTCCACAGAACTCACCCTCTTCATTACCTCCAGCAGAATGATTTTCTAACCAATCTGATTCATTCTTTACAAGAATTCCATCTCCATCTACTGTTGCATTTTTAGCAGTGTCTTCTACGACGCGAATGACTTTAAGGTTTCTTGAATAATCAAGAAAGTTTTTACAAGAGTAAAAATGGATAAAAGTGTCGTCGTCAGGTCTTCCGAAGAGATTAACTAAATACTCTTCGGAAGCAACTGTTTTCATCTTGTCGACTGGGCCCCATTGGAAAGAACCTACATATGCCGCCCCAGCAGTAGCAACTTGTGGTATAATTGTTGTAAGATCCCATTCTCTAACTGTAACTCCGGGACTTAACATAAATGACATCGTCATAGATTGTACTCCTATTTTATTGTTTATAATAATTCTGTTTCTTTTATTTATACTTTAGAATATATTCATCAATTTTTAATGAAATCTAATATTCCAACTTTCTAGATGATAAGCAACTCTATCATGAATATCATCTTCTATTCCGTCGTCATAAACACCAAAAGGCATCATCATATCATCGATAGAACTCAATTGATTTCTAGAAATATTCATTCTAATATCTTTTTCCATTTCTTCTTTGAAATATTCCTGACCTATTATCCATGCAAACAATCTACAAGTTGTTACTAAATCGTCATTATGTCCTTCTTCTGCTTCATATGAATTCTTATTTCTTACAAATGTTGTAAATTCTTGATAGGTGTTAAAGTCATTTACAATAAGTTGATCAGTTTCAATAAGGGTTTTCAACAAAGCGCATGATACTCTTTTTGATTGTGCTGTAGTCTTCAATCCGAACTGTGTTCTTCCTTTGTGTCCGTCACCCAAAACTTGTCCGGCTCTACCCCCAGTCATTGTAACCATCATTATGTTTTCATATTCCAGATCCATATAAAGAAGATTTGCTACTTCATTTCCCATTGAATTCAATTCTAATAAAACATATGCTTCATTGTATTTTGTTCCTAAAGAATGTATTAAATCAGGGAGTAACAAATAATTTAAAGAATTGCTTCTAAATGTTAAAACTTGCTGATACGGTGTTACTGAGATATCAAAAATACTTAATGCATGATAGTCTTGGTCCAATCCTTCTGATGTGTCTACAGTCATTATATAAGAATGATCTTCTTCAGGTTCAAAATACATTCTAAGACCATCATTATTTTCTTTAATTGGGGTTTGATATGTCATAACAGAAAGTTTCGCACCGTCTATCAAAGTACCAGCAGATCCCATAAATTCACAATCAAATTCTTGATTGAATGCTTCTTCACCGATATTTCTTATAGTTTCTTTCTTCCATTCTTCATCTCTATTCGGTACATCATTCCAAAATGCTCTATTTGGAACATAGCCATTTTTATCATTTTTTGCCTCATTCCATATTTTGTAAAAATGATTCATACCATATGGTGTGGATATTATAATAATTTTTGAAGATTTACCCGAGGATATTGTAGGATACACTGATCTGAAAAAATCTTCAGCCATGTTGAAAGGAACAAAAGCAAATTCATCAAGTAAAACAAAGTTAACAGTCATACCTCGAATTGCTGAAGATGAAGTGGCAGCCGCTACAATTCTTGAACCATTTTCTAATGACATAGATCCTTTGTTCCAATCATCATCTACACCCATTTTCAACCAATAAGGAAGCAATTCATACGCCATTTGAACTCTAGAAAGTATCTCTCTTGCTCCTGACGCTTTGTTTGCAAGAATAGCACAAGTTTTATTTGCATTAAACAATATATAATGCAACATATAAGAAGCAATTGTGGTAGATTTACCAGACTGTCTTGGCCACATGCCGATGACAAATCTATTATTATGAATGTCATCAATCAATCTTTCCTGAAAATCCCACAACTCAAATGGTATAACACCATCATCTAAACTAACAATCTTTATATACTTCTTTATAAAGTATATTGGATCTGAGGAGCATCTCGCATATTCAACAATTTCTTCTTTTGTCCACTCTTGCTGAACTCCAGCCTTTCTGAGATTCTTATTACCTCTATAACTATCAACACTCTCCTTAGATTTCATTATATATTACTACCTGCTAATAGGGCTTGAAGATCCGCGGGAGAACCGACGAATACATTGTTATTTGTAACAGATCTTCCTCCAGAGTCACCTTTTTGTGAAGGAGTAGTGATTTCTTTTTTAGTTTTATGAAGCGCAACAAGTTTGCTATTAACATCAGAAATGCTATTTATAAGACCAGCAAACACTTCAATAGCACGAGGATGTTCGGAATCTTCAGCAAGTTCTTTTGCTGATTTCAGACCTTCTTTGCCGAGTTTAATCAATTCTTTATAAGTTTCTCTGGCTTCTTGAAGATCCTCTTCGGCATCTTTATCAATAACTGATAAAGAATTATTGTCTTCATAAATAATTAATTCTTGTTCATTTTCCATATCTTTCCCTATAATCTTGTGTATCCTTGTAATACATTTTATTACTTGTTACTACTATTTATGAAAATGAGAATTTTCTCAATAAAATACAAAAAAGTGTTGACATTATATCCTGATATGTTATAATGAACCATAAAATTGAGAATAAATTGATTATGTGAGGTCATTATGAAAAGAATCGGCAAAAAAGAACAAAAACAAATAATCTTCAATCTCATTGCTGAAAAAGTTCAAAAATATTATGGCATATATGATGATCCTTGTTTTATTCAGATTAGATCAATTCCATCTGGAAGAGCATTTTATAATTTCAAAGAATGTATTAGAATTAACGGCAGATTCAATATAGTCAAACATTACATTGCAATAAGATTGTGTGATGATAAAGAAACTCTTGCTCATGAATTAGCGCATTATGTTCAATATGTGCAAGAAAATCGAACATGTTGTATGAGTGTGTTCGGCAAAAAGACTTTTAACAAAGATGTATATTCCAGACATAGAAAATTAGAGAAGGAAATCTTTGAATTAATAAAAGATCAAAAATAATTGTTGACAGAACCTCAAAATAATGTTATAGTTCATTATAAGAATTAAAAAGAACAAAACTTGAGGAGTTATATTATGAATTATGTTGATAGATACGGATCAGTCATTTCTGAAAAAGCATTAGAAAAAGCAGTTTTTTCTAAAAACGGTCAGCAAGGTCATTATTTTCAAGAGATACCTTGTATGAGATGCGGCGGTTCAGGCGGCGCTGATGCTTGGAAATTCACTGGATGGACATGTTATCGCTGTCAGGCTAGCACAAGAAAAACAAAATCTGGTAAATTTTCTGATCCGAAATCTCCCCTCAAAATATCTTTCTATACTGAAGAAAAACTTCAGAAAATGGAAGAAAGCAAACGGAAGAGAGAAGCAAAGAAAGCCGCAAAGAAACAAGCGGAATATGATGCAAAGTGGAATTCTTTGATGGAAGAATACTCTTCTATTATCGAAACTGCTAAGTATTATGCAGAACATAACAATTTTGTCGGGTCAGTTCTTGAAACTGTTGAAAAAAATTGTTTCATTTCTGAAAAACAAGAATCGGCTTTAATCTCTGCTTTTGCTACCACCCAAAAATGGATCAATGAAAAAAATAATTCTTCTAATGAATGGGTTGGTAATGTCGGTGAAAGACTTGAAATGGAGTTAACTTGTAAGTCAGTTTTCGGACCGTATGAATCAAGATTCGGTTCATTCTACATTACAAATTACAAAGATAAAGCCGGAAATGATTTTGTTTATAAAGGAGCAGGATTTCGTCAGATTCCTAAAGGAGAAACCGGAGTAATCAAGTTTACTGTCAAATCACACGATTTCTTCAGGGACAAAAAACAAACTGTTATTTCTAGGTTGGCCAAGACAAAAAAGGGTGATTAGAATGAAAGATGTTGAAAAAGGAACTATAGTTCAATGTTGGGACGGTGATAATAAGCCAGATATGCCTTTTATTGCTTATTATATCCGAAAGCGAAAAGATCAACATGTAGTAAAATTCGGATCAGATTGTACACCCTCATTTTTCTCTCATGTTGAACCACTTTTTAAGGAGAAATAATTGGAACAATATTTAGATCTTTGTAAAAGAGTTTTAGAAGAAGGGATTTGGGTAACTAATAAGAGAACTGGCAAAAGATGTCTTACAGTAATAAATGCTGATCTTGAATATGATTGCTCTGAATATAAACTTCCAGTGGTTACTACTAAAAAATTAGCCTGGAAAGTTGCTATTGCAGAAATGCTTGGTTATCTGCGTGGTTATACCTCCGCCGCTCATTTTCGTGCTATAGGTTGTAATACTTGGAATGCTAATGCTAATGAAAATGAAGCTTGGTTGAAAAACCCGTTCAGAAAAGGCCATGATGACATGGGACGATGTTATGGTGCCCAAGGAAGAGATTGGAAAAATCCAGAAGGTAAAAGTATTGATCAATTAAGAAATGTTTATGAGGATCTTCGTCAAGGAATTGATAATAG